CCTCTTTGCGTTGCTCAATCTGCTTTTCAAGTTGTTGGAGTTCTTTGTAAGAAAATTTAGAGAGGTCAGTCATAACTCCTCAGGCTCCTCAAGTTCGATAATTTGCTCAACCAATTTAGAGACTTCCTCCTCTTTATCTAGTCGTTTTGGTCTCTGAAATACTGTATCCCACCACTCGGATATGACAAAGTGGAGTTCTTTCTTCCTATCAGTCACCTTTGCACTCGGACCTAGGAACACCTTGAATGTCCGCCCGTCGTCCTGGAGGCTAACCTGGACATCTGAGCAGTCATACCGGACAAACTCCCGGCCGTTGTTGGTAATGACCTCGACTCTGGTGACTTTAGGATGGGACTTAATGTAATCCCCGTTAGGTGCTTGGAAGTTCTCCTTCATTTTAGAGAGTTTTTCTTTGGCGTAAGCGGAAAGTTCACGTTTTTTAACACGGAGTTCGTCAACCTCTTGTTGGGTCAATCCAATGACCCAGGGCATGTCTTCATTCATCTCCCCATTGTACCACGACGTCCTCAAACCTGCGGACATCAGTATAGTCCATGGCGGACCCGTCCCGCCCCACATCGTCTAAGAGGATGTCGAAGAAGTGATCAAGGGCATGACTCTCAAACCCCTCTTGGGTGGGTTCTACGTCCCAGTCCTCAAACATCCAACTCTCAGGGACGAATGAGCAAGTTTTGGTATAGGTGATGGTAATTGCTTTAAGTGGGATTTGCTTAGTCATCGTCCTCAGAATCTTCCGCCAGATAATCATGTTGGTTTGCTTGCCATCGTAGCAGGCATGGGATGGAAGATGGTGTGACTCCCATTACAAGTAGCAACTCGTCGAACCAATCTGCCACGGCATAGATGGCGGCTTGTGCTTGACATTCTGAATCTGGAGGAGCCTTATCAAGTTCTTCCATTACCATCTTGAGTAGTTTAGTTTTGTTATCAGTCATACTCCATCTCCAGTTTCATTCCATTCATCCCAGCGAGTAGCAAGATCTTCAGCCTCATCCCAGTTCTTTTCTACATTTTTTACACTGTACATAAAACTATCTTCGCCATGGTCACCAGAATACAGATAATCAATATGACGCATAATTTCTGATACCTTACGCATCCGTCGAAGTTGCTTTCTCAGATATTTGATAGTTTCAGGTGAGAGGTTGGGAGCATACCCATACTCATCTGGTTTGTTGTTGTTTTGGATTTCTTCTTCCAACTCATCAGCAAATTGTACTACTTTGTAGTAATCGTAACCGCAGTCGCAAAAATGTCCGCCGCTCATTGGTACTTCATCTCCTTAATCAGTGCTTTGAAGAACGCTATGCGGTCTTTGTCATATTCTACATCAACTCCGTACCCGTCGCAGAATCCAGCGATACCCTTTTCAAGTTTTGTTGGATGGTAGATGTTTCTAAACCTAGCATAGGTAATGTGATCGATAAATTCTTCCTTCATCAACTCAAATAGGCGGATTTGGTCGTCATGCGTGAACTCTACCTCGCGGTCAGTAGGAGAGTGGCCATTGAATTTAATTTTCATTTGTGTGCCTCGATGATAGATTTGATCTTCAAAAGATTGTCGTGGAGTTCTTGGTTGAAATCATACTCTTCAGACAAACTCTCTACATTATTGTCCTCGTAGTTTGTCTCCTCACGGATTTCCCAAGATAACTCCTCCATATGTGCTGCGGTTTCATCCATGAAGTATTTAAGAGTTTGAACTAAATTCATTTTGCCTCCAGTTGGTCAAGTTTTACATTCACAATACCAGTTGTATCAATCGTATTCAAATCGACCCCAGCATCTTGGCAATCAAGGATAAACTCCATGAATACACCTAGAATGAGACAAGCGCGGCGTTGATCGTGTGCTGTGGTGGTAGTATGTGGCATGGCAACATACTTCACCACATGCTCATAGAGTTCATCGTAGGTCATTGGATTACCTCCTTGATTTCAGTGACAACTTCCCAGTGTGCATCAGCTTTGTCACCGAAACGATTAGTGCCGATGCGAGTTGACACCCAGAAAGAGTATTTGCGATTCTCGGACACGAGAAACATCTCACCACCAGTATCCTGCTCTACAATACAAACAGGATTGCCTTCCATTGTGTTAGCAAGGCGATTCTTTGCCTTACTGGATTTAGGTTTGACGACAACCTTTCTCATTTGAAAAACCCTTGGAGAAGGAGAATGATAAAAACGATGGTGAAGAAACCTAGGGCGATTAGGGCACTAATCCACAGAGGTGATAGCACCCACCACCAACTCCAAGTAATATGGCCGGTGAGCTTCAGGCCGATGAAGAGTACGGTGAGGAGACTGGGAAAGCCAACACCACCTGAGGAGGAAGAATAGTTGCTTGACATGAGTCGTCGTGATTTTCTCATAAGACTATTATAGACCAAAAACCTCATGGTTAGGAGGGTCGTTGTGACAGTTCACATATCGTCCGGGTCGCGAAACCCCAAGAAAACAGGGTGGCGCGGGAGTTCCTTGACACCCTGAGGGAAATACTTATACTTCACCCAGGAGCCAAGGTATTTCGCCTTGTTATCCCAGATATCTTGCCGGAGTTCGTCATTGAGTCCCGAGCCAATACGCAACTCTCGACCTTGCTTATCACGAACAATAAGCGTCCCTACAGTGCCCATGGGTACGAGTCCCTCTATAGAGGCGCTGCGTTTGGCATAGCCAAAGGCGTCTTTTTCTTGAGGGTTTTGGTTGCTGGTTTTCTCCTCGATGCCAATAAGCTCCGCCTCATCATCCACAAATCTTTTCAATTTGAGGAGGATATTTTCGCGGACGGTAGACCGGCCAAACTTATAAGTGCCATCAGGATCACGGACCATCGCCCCCTCATATCCAGCATCCAAGCAGCCTTGTTCATATTGAGCAAGATCCTCAAAAGACTCTACTCTGGTCCCGTTAAGAATTTCCAGGTCGAATGGGGCAGAAATGCTAGGCATATTGATCATCCGCAGATAAAACGGATCGATCTCATCCTTATTAGGATTGACATAGTCAAAAATCCAAACTTTGAAGGATGGTTCTCCCTTAATCTTCATGATGGCAGAAGTAGAGGACTGAAAAGTATCCCCAGAAGTCAACTCTCCATCGACCCCGTCAGGGAGGTGGGTGGAAAGGAGGGTTTGGATGTAGGTATTGCGAATGGGTTTGAAGGTACGAGACATTGCAACCCCTCCTACCATCAGGAAACGGATACCATCAATCTTAGGAGTAGCAATATAGGGAAACTTAGCCTTAGCGGGATCAAAACTCCCAGCGAGCATGGGTTTTTGGATTTGAGGCATAGGTTGGTTAGTTGGTCAGTATGGATTCATTATAGACCATCTGACCCCACCAGAATCAGGGGAGTGGACGGTTCAACCACTGTCCCCCCCAGAACTCTTTGAGTCTATACGTATGGGTCATGTCCTCCCAACCGTGATTAAGCGAGTACCAAAAATCATAATAGAGATGGCGATCGTCAAGTCTCCAGCCCCTATGGTTAATGAGTCTATACCAACTCCATAAAACTGTGTGCTTAATCGGAGAATATCCGATTATCCATCTATTTACCGACGTGATGAGAGACATTATTGGGAAAGGCGAAGTTTACGTTCAGAGGAGATTTTTACAACTCCATACGGATCGTCATATGGGTAGATGTTCATGGCGTACCAACCATAATTCAACTCTTGAAAAAACTCTCTGTAGAGAAGTTGTTGGTAGGTTGGTGTACTGCCATTGTACATAAGGACCCCTCTCCAGAGATCAAATGCCAACTCAAGGGTCATCAGACTCTCATCAACCCAAGTCGCAATCTTCTTCATCGAAGTCATAGTTAATCTTGCAGAAATCAGGCCAAGCATATCCGGCAATGTCAAATGAGACACCAAACCTCCAGATGGTGAGGAGGAAGCAGATCGCTCTTCCCATCCCAGAACTCAACTGAAAGTATGGCCAACCACCGTAGTCATTAAAGTCCAGTGAGAGTTGGAACAATGCCCATTCCCTCCGTCTGAGGAGGCAAAAAACAAGCTCATGGCCGAAATCGTACTTACGCTTAAATTCGATGAGTTTCATTTATCAACCTCTACATCTTCAACGAGTTCCATAATCCGCTCCATTTGATCTAAGTCGAGAGGGACGACTTCCTCCTCCCCTCTGTCGATCCTATCACAAAGATCCTGGAGATAGTCAAGGAACTCCTTAGGATATACTTCGTCTTCGCCAAGGGTGGCCCAAAACCACCCATAACATTCCTCAAACGGATCGTCTTCTTGAAGTAAAGAGTAATCAGCAAAGTTATCAGTCATTAGGTCCCTCCAGATCCTAAATGCCGAGACAATTGAATGCCATCCAGTCGGGAATACGTGGGTAAGGTAATAATCCACCCACCCCATCTTACGCGAAGAGGGAGTTGAGGGTTGGGATGAGTTCTTGGATTGTTCTTGATTGTCCATCGGGTTCGGTTTTTTGTTGAGAGACAGTTTTGGTATTAGCGGTGGCTGCCTTACGGAAAATCTTATCGATCTCAATGGAAGATAGCCAGGCATTTGCTACCGGGAGTTCATAGATGCCATAATTATACCGCATCCATGCCCAGCACCAAGCATGAGCGACTTGGAATAGAGCAGCAACCTTCTCTGCCTGGTCTTCAGGACAGATATACAAGATGCTATCATGGACACTCATGCAGAATTCAGCATCAAGGCCGTTTTCTTTATTGAGCCATTCCATAGCAGTCATAAAGGCATGGAGCATTGCACTTCCGGTGGATTGGATGCACCAGTTATTCCTCATGGTCCAGAAATCGGTCCCGACTGAGGTAGGACGGAAGGCGGTGGACATCTTGGTGCCGCTGAGGGGGTTGATAGGAGAAGGCATGTTAGCAATCCGGGCCATCTCATTATAGGCATAGGAATCAGATCCGCCGATAAGAGTCTGAGACGTACGGGATGCTTTAATACCCTTCTTAATCTTGATGAGTTTGTTACCCATCTCAATAGCCTGCTTCATGGGGATGTTTTTATTACCCTTACGGATAGTATTTGCAAGAGTCTTAGCACCACATCCATACAACATGCCATAATTACATCCTTTAGCAACCGCTCGGGAGATACCAATGGCTTTAGCCGTCATTGAGTGCATATCACTCCCATCGTCTTTAGACCCGGCAAGGATCGAGTGGGAGAACTGGGTACTCCCGGCGATTTTGTGATATGAGTCGGCAAAGATTGAGGCAACTACAGCTTCTTGGGCGTCGAAGTCGGACTGGACAAATACATAGCCTTCAGGAGCCTGGACTCGAGTCTTAATCTCACTGCCAATCTTATCGTACTTAGGATCGGGTACTGTCAACCAGAGATTCTCTCCGGCTCGGTTGGTAGAGGTGTTATGGGGAACTGCAGCAGGAACAATCATCTTAAATTCCTTGCCTTCGGGAGTTTTGATTGTCTCCACAAGTTGTTCCCGTACCCGGCTTCTCACCGAAGTCCAATAGGCAACATTGATTGCAAGTTTGATAAGCTCTTTAGCCTCGGGTAGATCGGAACTCAACTGCCCCGATTCAAAATCCTCAGAATAATCTTTGGTCAAAACTCCACCAACATTGACTCCTTCCCCATCGGGATGAGGGATACGTACATAATCACCTAGATTCTCGTCCATGAAACACCAGCCCTTGTCAGTAAAGAAACGGATGGGTTGATTATTCCACTTGAGGCGGAGGAGGAGATGGCTGAGGCGGTTTTTGGTAGAGATGCCTTGGATAACAGGTTTTCCATCGATGAGTTCCTTGGAGGATACACTACGTACCCATTTTGGCACCCCATACCATTTCGAGCTGGGTTTACCGGCCTTGGTGAGTTTGAAGTTTGCCTCCCAGTCGAGTTGGGAAAGCCAAGGATCAGCTTGGATGTCCTCATCCGTCAACTCTCCCTCATTCCATGCCTGGTAAACCTCTTGGGCCATCTTGGTCAAGATTTTTTCTTGGCGAGAGATGGAATCCTCCCATTGTTTCTCACAATCAGCAAACCACTTTTCCCAATCGTCAACAACAGGTAGATGAGCAGAAGAGATCCCAAAATGTCCGAGGAGAGTTGTCAGTGAAGGGTTGTTTTGGATGTATTTGAGAAAGAGGATCGAGTATAACTCGAAGGTGATTTTTACATCATTGAGTGCGTAGGCGATGAGATCATCACGTTCGGGGACAAATTCCCCCATAGAGGCGGCATCTACGAAGATATTACGGATCTTCTTGTCCTCCTGCTCGAGAGGGATCATAGGCTGGCAGTGGAAGTTATAACAATCGATGAGATTGTTCATGGCTCCCTTATCAGCCCATACAGGATCGGCCTTATAGGTGGCTTTCTTGGCAGCTTTTTGCAAATACCACCAGCGTTGGCCAGAGGCCAACCCACTCACATTGATATGAGCGGACATAGTGTCAAACCACAGATTACTCTTGCCGAGAGTATATGCTTCTTGCGTACGGGCGCGGTCAAATGCGACGTTATGAGCAATTAGAATCTTATCCTTACCCCCGATAGGTACGAGGGTAGGTTGGTAGGGTTTTTTAGTATTTACAAATGCCTCGTGCATCCAAATGTAATAGGCTTTTGGAGTTACGGCAGTGGCTAAGATAGGGTGTCCGAAGTCACTTCCCTTCACAAAGGTCTCACAGTCATAGATGGCAATGTTTTCCTCAATCCCATCTACAACTTCCGGTTGTCCGTCAAAGGGATACTTAACCCATCCAGCGTAGAGAAAGAAAGATGTTCGATCTGGGGCGTCTGGGATGTCGGTATACGCAAAGTCCTTCATCGCCTTGACTTGATCTTCGCAAAGTTCTTTAGAGATCTTGTCGAAGTGGTCTTTGATGTTATCGGCTTTGAGTTGGGGTAGGGAGAAGTCCTCGATGAAGAAGTTATCTGGATTTTTTACAGGAAACTCAACTCCAAACTTTTCCATCTCCTCTTTCACAGAGGAGAGCTTCTTGCTATCAACTCGAGTAGGTTCAATTCCGTCTCCAAATACCTTGGAATTCATTGTATCGGAAAGAACAACGTACCCAAGACTGTTCAGTTTTGACATAGAGAGGAAGGAAGCAGATGGGAATATTTTATCATAGCTCGAAGGCCGGTTAGTAGTAAATTAAAAACTCTTCACGATCAGTGTAGTACACGCCTACTCCTTCAAAGTTGGTAGCATCGATGACGTGGAGGTTCTTACGGAAGTAGGGATAACCATAATGACCGAAGAAGTATTCGGCGTCTGGTTTTATGTGGTCCTCTAACTTATCAAGTTTGAACCAAGGGTAACCAATACCTGTAAGTACTGAGTTTCTTGTCTCAGGGGTGTAATTGGGGTTGTAGTAGGCATGCGCGCAGCGATAGACCTTACCATATGACTCAAACTCTAGAGTAAGTGGCGTAGTGGTTAACCAATGAAGGTAATTTAACCTCTCATCCAGTGAGAGATCCCTTAAACACGAGAGGGTATATTTGACTTCTTTCTGGAGGATATCATCTTCTGGAAGAAGTAGGTTTTTTAGAATATAATTTTCATTATTTCCAAGGATAAGAGTGGCATCGCCCTTATCAACCAACTTCTTGATCTTACTCAGCATTCGCAGAGGTGAGGTTCTCTTGGATCTTCTGAAGAAAGGTTTGTGGTGAATCACATCTCCCATAAAAATGTATTTATACCCATCAGATCGGTCTAATATCTTATCTAAAGTGTCCACTCGCCCGTGCAAATCTCCAATAAGGCAGTATTTAGTACTCATCTTTTGCCTCCAAGCAACAAGCCGGTGCCCACCAATCTGGTTCTTCGGTCTTCCAAGTAGCAAAACGCCACTTAGTCCAATTGTAATAGTTCCGGTAGGCTTTAATCGGATTATGAGGAACTTTGCAGAAATCTGGCATTGCTTGGGCTGGGGGAGTATAGCCAAAGTCTGGATAGTCAAATATCACCCGCTGAAGATCAATGGATCTAAGGCTATTTTTACCGGAATGTTCTTTTCCATAGCGTTTTTTAAATTCCTCGCAGAGATGCCAGGTCAGTTTCCATGTCCAGACGAAATTTGGCATGGATTCCTTAACCCAGAGGGTGCAAGGATGGTTTTTAAACCCACGAACTTTATAAAACTCTCCATCTTTCTTCCGAGCAGGATCAAATCCATGGTGGGCGAGGGCAACGCTCATCATCTGGAGATGCTCAACGATCATCTTGTTGACATGCTTATCACAATGGTACTCCGCCGCGATTTTTGGTTCCCAATCAAGATAGAAGATGTTCATTTACAAAAAAGCCCCTAGAGTAATTATACTCCTGGGGTGGAAACTATGTCAAGGGTAGTTACACGTCGTATTCTCTGCATTCCAATGCCGACGGAAATCGTTTACAATACTCCTCAAGTGATGTAGAAGTTGAAAGGGTAACGACCTCGTCGTCAATAATAATAGTGGCTTTAGCGTTGCCAGTAAGACTGATACTTCCACCAGGTTTGATTTTAATGTTATCCGAAAAAGTAATATTTTCCATACTAGTACTTTAAACTGTTAATTAATAATTAAATGTACTAGGTTTATAAATGCCCGATACAGGTTCCGCCCCTGTCAATGCCTGCTTGTAAGGCAGGTCTCTTCACTAGCTGAGTCATCGGGCAGGTTTATAATACCTGCATGAACCATTCTATGACAATTAGAACAAAGAAGAACACATTTGTCTGCTTCTCTTATTAATTTATTCCATCCGTTATTTGTTACAGAGAGATTAAATTCTTTCTGAGATGGGTCGAGATGGTGAAATTCTAAAGCAGAGTAATGTTTATTAAACCCACAACATTTGCACTTACCTCCATATAATTCAACTAATTTAAGTTTAGTTTCAATAAACTTTTTAATTCTGTAATCATTTGCGCAAGATTTACAAGACCAGCGATTTTTAGAAGGGTAAGTATTTTCTTGAGTTAATTTAATATTACAAAATTTACAGTTTTTAGAATACTTTGGTTCTTTATATGTCGTAAGGCCATATTTCTTTAACCAATATCTTACAGAACCAGAACTTTTATCTAAAATGGCGGAAATTTGCCTAATACTTTTTCCTTCTATTACTAGATCCTTTAATTTATCACTGTCCATATTACTCTATTGAGCTAATCTCCCTTGGAGACACAAATCTTTAACCAATTGACCAAGTTATTATACCCTAAAATATCAAAATCTGGAACCTCTTTATGTGATTCCAGATAGTACTCAAGGGCTTCTATAACCCGATCATAATCTTGTTTTGAAAGAAGGCCCATATTCATTGTCCTCTAGATCATCTTCGTAGGTCGATGGCTCTTCAAACAATTCGCGAAGTTTAAGTTCTTGAGCCATCTCTGATAATCTTTTAAACTCTTCTTCGGTAATTAATCGTTTTTCAGCCATGGGGGAGCTTTAAACCATTGAGCAAGGGTATCGGGGTCTTGGGGCCCGATAAGATGGTTGGAAGGGTCGGGGTCACCCAGGTCTAGATCATTCATAAACTCATCAAGTGAGTCTTTTTCAGGTACACCATTGATGGCCACCCGCCGTGCTTTATTCATAATCGAAGCCGCTGAGCGATTGTGATCCGCCCATTTCTGCGCCCATTGCATTTCCTCAAAGGAAACCTCCTCGTGGTTTGCAATTTTTTGCGCAATGGCCTCTAACCGTAGTCTTGTTTGTGTTGAGAGCATAAGATCCCGTGCAATAAGAATCTTTAACCTAAAAATGCGTGAGAGAGGACTTGAACCTCCACGGATTTCTCCATATGGGCCTAAACCATACGCGGCTACCAATTACGCCACTCACGCTTATGCTCGATGCGAGGATCGAGCCCAACCAAGTAGGGGCGGAGGGACTCGAACCCCCAACCGCGCACTAATCTGGTGCATACGGAAGGTATAAGCTTCCCGCTCTGCCAATTGAGCTACACCCCCTTATCTTGGTGTATGTACATTATACCATAGACTGGGATAAATATCAAGAGGAAACCTAAAACCCCTATAATTCCCCATCTATAGGTATGAAGCGTCTCGTGAATCCACGGGGATAATTGAGCCACTGGAATCTTTAACCAGAAAAATAGCATAATAGCCGGGGAACTCAACAGATACGCACTGTATTATACCACTTCTCCAGGTATTTTTATATGTAAAACCTATCTTCTGTCCTCTCATTTACCAGAATGGATTGATGGGGGAGATGGGAACATCGACTCTAGGACATTTACCTGGCCTGCTATGATACCTACTACCAGTAATATCCCAGCAAATATCCAACGGAATTTTGACAGTTCATCTACTCGGGTATTTAGAATCGAAATTTTATCGTTTGTTGCTTTTGTGTCCTTTTCATGAGATTTTTTTAACTCCTCAAGGAGTTTCATGATCGCGTTATCGGACTGGATACTCTGATCGAGGCGTTCCTCGTGGCGGACAAGTATCTTAGCGACATTTTGATTAGCTTCTGAAATCTTATCTACTGCAGTCTCGAGTTTTGATAGCATCTCCCTAGAGAGCTCTTCATAGACGTCAAGTTTTTCCTCAAGAACGGCCAGTCTTACGTCTGGACCACGAAATGGATTGGCCATATAGTATCTTTTGATACAAACTATTTTCAATAATATCTTTAAACAACGGAAGGTAATGGAATCGAACCATCAGGTTTTACCCTGGCCAAGTTTTCAAGACTTGTTGCCGACCAGTAGCGCTACCCTCCATACTTAGAATAGCCAAGATGTTCAGTCATATGGCAATTTGGGCATAGAATAAGTAAATTACTTAATTCATCTGTACCTCCTTTACTTCTTTCAAGTATATGGTGGATTTGAAGAATGCTATAGTTTTCATTACCACATTTTTCGCAAAATCCACCTCTTTCTTTGCAAAGAAAATTTTTAATCTCTTTAGATCTAAAAGCTTTATTATGTTTATTTTGGCGATCATAAGTTATTCCAGTCCTGTTTTTATTTGAACAGGTTCGAGAACAAGTTTTGGATTTTCCAAAAATCTCTTTATTACAAACAGGACACAAAGTTTGTATTTTATTTTTTCTTTTATTTTTATTAAAACAAGAAAGACTGCAGTATACTGCGCCAGATTTTATTTGGTGGGGCCTTCTGTATATTTGTTTATTACAAAAAAGACAAGAACAATTAGGATTTCTTTTTTCCATTGGATTAAAAGATACTTATGAAATATCTTTAATCTAAAGAAGGTTCCGTCGCCAATCGGATTGCCCCTCCAAGGCGGAAGTGGTTGGATTTGAACCAACGGTGCCGGGATAACCGACACGGAATCTTAGCAGGATTCTGCAATAAGCCTGACTCTGCCACACTTCCAATGGAAACAACTGGACTCGAACCAGTGCTCTTTCGATTATCAGTCGAATGCTTTACCAACTAAGCTATATTTCCATACGACCCATACGGGATTTGAACCCGTGATCTCCACCGTGACAGGGTGGCGTGATAGACCGCTACACTAATGGGTCAAGGCAGAATAAATTCTGCGGATGTCAGCAAAAACGCTGACAAGTGGAGTCTAGGGGAGTCGAACCCCTGACATTCTGCTTGCAAAGCAGATGCTCTACCAACTGAGCTAAGACCCCAAAGTCGGAATGACAGGATTCGAACCTGCGAAACCTCCCGTTCCCAAAACGGGCGCTCTACCAAACTGAGCTACATTCCGTGGTGGGTAGGGCTGGATTCGAACCAGCGATGGACAAAACCAAGAGATTTACAGTCTCCCTC